TACCAGTTATCGCTGTTATTGTACCAGAGGCTACTGTAATTTCATCCATATTCATAATACTATTATCACCCATATTTACATCACCCGACATAGTACCTCCTGTTAACAATAAGAATGAAGTAGTAGCAAGGCTGTCCCATGTACCAGTTAAAGCTGTGGCCGTATCTGCGTTTCCTGTTACATCACCAGTTAAATCACCCGTTACGTCGCCAGTTAAAGCTCCTATGATAGTCGTAAAAGTACCGGAAGCAGCAGTAAATTCAGTTATGTTTACAATATCATAACCGCCAAAATTTAAATCTCCACCGAAGTTATCAGAGCCATCAAGTTCTAAATAAATAGTATGGTCATCGTCAGAAAGTCCAGATAAATTTCCATGATCGGATATAGTTCCTCCTGGACTTGTAACAGGAGTAGTTCTTGCGTCAATCCATTGATCGCCTCCTGCTGTTGGTAAAGCTGCTGCTGTAGCAGATAGTATTAAACAAGTAGTCTTAGGATTTCCAATTAAACCTGTCGGCAAAGCTTGAGTACATCCGCCTACGATAGCAGCATTAAGATTTGCATACTCGGTTTCAGGAACAACAGCGTGAATATTATTATTAATTTGGAAAAATAACCAACCGTAATATTTACTTATTGTTGTAGAAGATATTGTACCAGTATCACACCAATTTTCCGGATTAATCACATCATCAATAGTATCAACATCACCATCACACCAAGTTGTTAAATTTAAAGCCCTTGAAGTAGTAGCTTCTACTTCGTGCTTTTCATAAGAATTATGAAAATAAACACCAGCACTAATTTGAACATCAAAGGCATTAGTAGCATCAGTATCTTCAGAGATAATAAGTCCTTCTGTTACTATAGTAGGAAAAGTACCTGACAATCCTTCTTTTATGCCTGACTCCCTATCACTAACTAAAGATTCTGTATGAACAGCAAGTATATCACCATCTTGAACATAAATTACAGCGATTCCAACCTCGTCATGGCTAGGCTCTGAAGTACTTAAGGTAAGTGCTGTACCAGACACCCAATTAAGATAATTAATATTATCGTCAGCACAAGCAGTAGAACTTGAAGCAACTGTATCAACTATTGTAGCATTAGTTTCATCATATATTTCACCAGCAGACCAACTTATTCTTACTCCGCCTTCATCAGTTATAGTAACAGCATCAAAAATTCCTTTATTTAAAGTATCTTCGAAAATCTGCAAAAGAGTTTCTTTTCCGTATCCAAAAGTCAATTCTCTACCATCTCCTCTGTAAAAACTAGCAGAAGTAGTACCTTTAATATCTAATTCGTAAGCTGGTACTGTCGTAGCTATACCAACATTACCACTATTGAAATAACTACTTCCATTTCCGTGTATTTTTACAGTAACAGAATCATCGGCATATAAATCTAATATACCGTCATCATCAGAGTCATAAATATAAGCAAGTGTGTCGTAAGGGCTTGTTCCATCAAATACTCCAACGCCATCTTTAACCCAAAGCGTATCTTCAGGAGTAGAAGTACCAATCCCAAAATTACCAGAACTATCAATAGTAATAACTTGATTGCCATTCGTATCAAACGAAATTTCATTATCAGTTGAAAAATTTATCAAATTATCGCTATCTCTACCTAAATATCCACTTTGAACAATAATATTACTTCCAGAAGTAGCTGTGAAAGTATTAGCTGTGAATAGAAAGTCTCTCGCACTATTTACAAATACATCAATTGTATCTTCAACCGAAGAACAGACGTAAGTATCTGCATCGCCATCAAGCAAAATACAATTACCGTCCATATCTAAATTACCACTCATTGTAATAACTCCAACGGTCAATGTAGGAATATTTACAGTCCAGCTTGAATTTATCGGAGAGAGAATACTAGCACTAAGCTTCCAGTAAGTAGGTGAGGAAAATCCTCGATTAAATTGTGCATTAGCACTTCCCGCCCAAAGCAGCAAAGCTAATGAAAATATTAAGATTAACTTTTTTCTCATATTAGACTAATGTAATTTCAATACCATCGCTAGTAGTACCAGAAAACATGTAAATTCTGTTAAGATTATCAACATTTAAAGCAGTTGATTCACCAGGTACTAAAGAAAAGTTTGAAGAACTAGCTGTGTTAGCTGAAAATGTATCAGAGCCGAAATACAAACTTGCACCATTCGTTACTTTAGCTTTAATAGCTGCCTGTATACCTGGATTAATAGATTTATCTGGCAATGCTTGAGCAACACCAGCAGTAGTTAATACAAACTGATTTGTATAAAATGCTTGACTGGTTGTACTATCTTCTCCTGTTAACTGATTGACTTTCGGTCTTTTTGCATCTCCGTCATAAACTTCAACGCGAGTTAATCCACTTCTATTTTGTCCACCCATATTTATTTTTTATTAGTTTTCTTTTGCGTCTTTTTTGCGAAAATTCCTTTTTTAGGCTTTATTACGGATTTTTTTACTACCTCTTGTTTTACTTCTTCTTGTTTTACTTCTTCTTTTTTTACTTCTTCAACTATTTTCTCAACTTTTTCTTTAACCGTGTTAACAGGTTCTTTTACGATTTCTTTTTCTTTGGTTTTTTTAGGTCTAGGCTTGTATTCTTCGCCTAAGAATTTTTTATACTTTTCATAGTCTATTTGCGTACATGCAAATAAACCACCTTGAGGCTTAAATTCACTTTGAAACTCAAAACCCTTTATAATTTTAAACGTTTTTTTCCCGTAGTATATGCCCATAATTTTTTATGTTAAGAATTAAGCTTATCTCTATTCACAAAAAATTAATCTTGCGAATAGAATAAAATTAAATCTCAGATTGAACTGGATCGGAAGGATCTTCAGTAATCATGTAAACAAGAAATGTTTTTGTAGCAGCTAATGCGGTATTAAAGTTTACTGTATTTTTCTCTAAAGACTGAGTATCAACTGTAACAGTGGGAGCTGTACCTTCTCTTGTATGATTAGAAACAGTAGTACCAGTAGCAACACCTGCATTTCCACCAATAGTATTAAGCTGTAATTTCTTCTCTAAACCTAACTTATCACCAATTCCTACATCATAAGTCGCACCATCATCGTCTTGTGCAATAAATGACACAGAAGTAACAGTTTTAAAGGCATAAGAACCTGTTGAAGTAGTTGATTGATTAGCAATAATTGTAATCTCTTCAGAAATTACATTATCGTGAATATCTGTACCAACTACGGTTACTACACCTGCCTTAACATCTGCAGTAGTACCGCCTGGAGTAACAGTCACATTCCTAGCAAAATCCATTGCTTCATCCATTGTAGAAACAGTAGTAATAGAAGCAGAATCAGTAGCTTCAGCTGATAAAACAAAATCTGCTTCAGCTGCATGCGGTTTTTGCCACATCTGCTTAAAAATACCACCTTTAACTGTAATCAGCTGACCAGTACGAATCTTTTGACCATTGTCTACGCTCATAAATTAAAAGTTAGTAAATTAAGCAATACATGCAGCTATAAGATAACCAGAGATATTACTTGTAACAATTTCATCGTCAATAACTGAAACTTCGATAACTTCTTTACTTTCTGCTTCTTCTCTCCAAGTTTTTACTCTAAAATCTCTGCTTCTTATAGTGTAAGCATGTGCGGGAGTTTCTAAAGAACCGCCTGTTGGTACATAAGTCATAACTACGTTCTTTCCCCAAACATCTGCAGTAGTAGTAGTCGCATGACCTTTCACAGAAGTAATATTAATAGCCTTTGGAATTACCACTTTCATGTTCCATAATGTAGGCGGTAAATCTCCGTTAACTAACAAATTACTTTGTGTGTACTTAATAAGCTCTCTAACAGCAGCATCACGTTTAATGACCTTAGCTACTGCAGCTGGAATTACTATAACATTCGGCTCTTGACCGATCAATGCTCTAACTGCTTCTTTTCCAGTATCTATATCCTTTTCAATAGAACCAACAAAAGAGGAGTTATTCCACTGAGTAACACCAGATAAAGTAGTGTAAACAGCAGAATCGTAATTACTAGTAGTAGTTAAAAGAGTAGCTACTCTTTTTTCTCTATCTAGTGTCAATAAGTCCTTAACGAATTTAGCTTTATTAGCTCGTAAACTTAGAACTTTATCGGCGTTTGCTTTTTGTCTATCTGTAACATCAGTGTTTAGAGCGTACTCTTCACATTGATATGTGTTATTGCTTGTAACATCAAACACAACTTTATTTGACTTTGCTCCGTCTGCCCTCAATGTTGCGGGTACTCTAAGGGAATTTCCCCTGTCCCATTTGTAGTATTTATCGCTTTCTTTATTTACTTTCAGAATCGGCATAACATCATCAGCAACAAATCCAGATGGGCGGTAAGCAATAGACAAATTTGACAAACCTGCGTCTATGTGAACTTGACTTCCTTGTAACATATTTTTATCAAATTAATTTATTAAGTTCCGCCGTCCTCAGCAACAGCTGGGCAGTTTATTAAAACGGAAATAACTTGTCCTGCTGCGGTAGCAGCTTCAAGTGCAATCCCGACATAGCATGCACCTGCTGTTCCGCTCTCATCGTCATCAATTCTTCCATCAATAGAGCCAACATGGACTCTTGCTCCAAGAGCAATAGCAGCCCCAGCAACAGCTAGAGAAACACCAGAAGTCTGAATAGTAACAGCTTCACCGGAAGAGGCACTATTCTGAATAACTCCTATGATTGGAGTAGCAACTGAAGTAGAAGCTGCTTGAAAGTCAACCTCGCCCTCTGTACTACTTTGTTGGACAAAAACATAAGGTTCAACCATATCTTCTCCTGCTTTAAGTGATATTCTATCACCCTCAGTTAAATGTTGTCGCATATAGGTAATTTTTTAGTTTGTAAAGGGCGTTTTTTTGCTACGTTTATTTTTTACTTACAACTGCCTCATAGGCTACGTCATAGTCTACTTTATTCTTCTCTGCGTAAGCTTTGACTTCAGCATCAAGTTCTACTGATTTCTCATCAAACTTAACACCATCTTCAGTTTCTTTAGGAGTATTTGCTACAACTTTACCCTCGCCATCAAATCCTTTTTCAGAGAAATCAACAGCTTTAACACCAGCCCAAAGAGTTTTAAATTCTTGTAACTGTTGTTCAGATAAAGTCATTAAAAACTTAACCAAATTATCTTTCTGAGTTTTCGCAAACCCGAAAGACAACTCTTTTTTAGCGTCATTTAAAAACATAGGTTCAGATAAATCCTGTACATCTCTCATCCTCAAATCTGTTAAAGCTTTATCAGCTTTTGCTTTTGTTTCCTTAAGCTCAATCTTGGTTTCAGATAAATCCTTTTCTTCTTCTGCTTTTTTATCAGCAACTTCCTTTTCTTCTCTAGCTTTTTTCTCATCTTCGGTTTCACCATCTGGTTCTTTTTTCTCTTCCTCAGGTTTAGCTTCAACGTCTTCCTTATCATCTTTTGCTTCCGCTTGTTCATCTTCGCTTAACTTAGCGAACATGTCGTTTAAAGTCTTTTTCTCAGTCAAAGAAACAGCCTTCTGTCCCATCAACTGAGCAAGAAAAATTTTAAATGTGTCCATACTTGTATTGTTTAGATTAATATTAAATTCAGAGAACGTCGGCATCATGTCCTTTATAACGGGACGATTTGTTAAAGCCAAACCTCTGATAACGTTTTTAAATGTTTTTTTTGCGTTGTTAATAAATTTCTCAAATTTATGCTGGATTTCTAAACTGAAATACTTTACTGCACCTGTCTTAACAAGCTCTTTTCCTTTAGGTGTAAAATTATATAATCTAGCAAACAAACTATAATGACCTTCTAATCTAGTACTTTTAGCGACTCTCATACTACCTGGCTTAATCCAAGCTAAAGCAATGCCTTCTCTGTCGTGGTTAAGATCAACTGCTACTTCTACGCCAATAATATCCTTATTAAAGTTATCGGCCATTTCCTTCAAATCAGCCTTCGTGTATCTAAAATTACCGTATCTACTATCGGTCTGTTTAGCTGTTGTTATTAACTCAAAGTCAACATTCTCGTTAAAATCTCCTAGTAATTGTATATGATTGACCGTTTTAAAATTTTTAACTAACATATTTATACTTTTTTCAAAGCTGGTAAAACATCTTCCTTAATTTTCTTTGTAGAAAGTGTTAATTGAATACCATTTTGATTAAAATTAGCGATTGGAACAACTTGCCTATTCCATTCCTTGCATAAATCTTCATAAGCACTAATGAAATTCTTACTTTTGATTTCATCCTTTTCTTTCTGTATTTTTTCTTCTTTCTTTTGTCCCTTTAAAAATTGATTAAACATAGCTTTTTTTATAGTTTTTTAAACTTTATATTAATCTCGGTTAGTGATATTTTGCGGGGTGGTAGTATCTCTTGCACTTCAAATCCATAGCTCTGTACAATTTCAATTAATCTACCTGCTGTAAATCCTTGTTTATGAAATTCGCCTTCTCCCCACTGGCCACCATAAATTTCCTTGATCCAATACTTCCATCTTTTACCATCTTCGTTAGCAATAAATGCTCTCATGCTTTTTATAACATTCGGAACTCTAACATGTAATAACTTTTCTGGAGCTAGAACTCTAAAACATTCCAATAATACATCGCCTAATTCCTTGTATGAAAAATGTTCAAGTATATGACTGGCTAATATCTCTTCAACTTCGTTATCTTTAAATGGTAATCCTTTCCGAATATCGCAATTAATATCTGCATCTTTAAAGTCAATATTAGTATAGTTAGGGAGCTTTTCTAAAGCACATCCTAAGTTAATCTTAATCATAAGCGTTTTTTATTTAATCTCTTTATTAAATTCAGCTCTTTGCTCTTTAGCTAACGCCTGCTCTTCATTCAAATTGTCTTCATCAACTGGATAATAATACTCCATAGAATTGTGATGAGCCCCAATACCGCCAACAGTATTGATATTGCTCTTTGTTCCTGTTCTTTCATTCCATTGTTGTAAAGTTAATATTAGGAATAGCCATTTTGCTATACTACCACTGGGAGATAAGCTGGCCTTCTTACTAGGAGGTATTACCATTTTAAAATGATTTATACCTCTTTCTTTTGCATCATCTGCAAC